TGTACTTAGTGTTGCACGTTCTTATATTTGGCGCCGAGTTTTCAATGGCGAAATGCATAAACGCGTCCACCGGATAGTAGGACGCGCTATGAGTAAGGTACAATGGAGGAGATCGTATGACTAAGTGGCTGTTGATAATCGCGTGGACTACGCTGCAACCGGCGGATGCACCGTGGGAACCATTAGTGCAGGGGGAGTATAACTCTGTGGAAATGTGTATGCTTGCTTATGAGTATATCCACGAGAACCACATGGACGTAATTCAGGAACACCTGTCTCAGCAGCATGTCCTGCAGGCTATGTGTGTTGAGGAGGCGGAAGTAGTCGAGTTCTAGACAGACTCACCAATACACTTAATAACTTCGAACTTAACTAACGAGTCCTCGTAGGACTCCATGACTTTACCGGGGAGGTTCTTGACCCACGGTTCGCGTTCAATTTCGCAAGCCTGTATATAGAGCTTCTCTCCGGGTACGTCATGCACGTAACACGTAGCAAACCCGTCCGCACATGATATCAACATCATAACTATAGTGGTCGGACTCATATCACACCCCTCTCTGGTTGAAACTGTTAGCGCCGAACTGGCGCACAAAGAAGTAGTAAGTCCTAGCGCGTACTCTGCGCAAGCTACGGAACACCCATGACGGATCATCATTATCAATTAGGATATAGAGATTGGCTAGCAAGGTATCATCTGCCTCTAGCCTGTCTTCTTCTGTCTTGCCATAGGCATACATCCAATCATGGATGGAACATGCCCTACCAACACACAAACCCCACATAGTATCTGGAACCAACCAGTCACCAAACTTGCCCGGCCCGCAGCCGACGTAGTCAGCTTTCTGTTCTGCTGAGGCGTCCTTCCAATTCTGAGGCGATATTAATGCTGTCATCGTGCGTTCTTCCTCATCATCTTCTCGACATCAAACAGGATGTCAGTCTTATTCTTTTGGCAGGATCGTTGTGCTTCAACGACAGCGATCTTTATGTCCCGCAGATTGATCTGGTTCAACGAATCAATGTGCTCTCTCAGCTCTTCTCTAGTCACAACTTCCTCCAGTTTATTACTCACGCGACGAATCCACATGCTGGCGAAAAACGCTAGCGTGGCCCCCATAGCAACGATTATATAGTTTAACACTTCTGCATCCATTATCTGCTCATCCTTATGCCTTCCTTAATTATATGATCGGGAATGTACTTCATGTTCTTACGCCCGCCCTCTACTGTTATCATGGCTTTCATGATCTCAAACGCCTTGTCCGGATTGTTAGAAAGGTACAATGGCGTGTTAGGGTCTATCCCTGATAGTTTGGCTACTGTGTTGATATATGATTGGGTATCGTTCTCTACCTCTGGTGCCCAGCGGTTGATGATATCTACAATCGTGTTCTTGTCGTGCTTGGAGTTGTAGGTGTACAGCGTCTTAGCCATAGCCCGCACCCCGTGCTGGAGCGTATCGAATGTGGCGAACCTTCCCTTCTGTTGCTTCTCAGTTAGTCCCTGCCACTTGTCGGCGCTCTTATCTATGTTCCCCGGATTGTTGTTCCGCAGGTTGAGAGGGAGATCCTGTCTCCCCATATAGCTGTCTTCTGATTTCATACTACCTGCCCATGCTCCTGTGGAGTTCATATAGTGACGAGCATCAAGCTCATTGTTCTCTTCCGCCATACCCATGTACTTCTCACGGCTAACATCTAAATGGTTTAGGTCGTAGTACGGCTCATCTTTCTTCTTGTTGAAGCTCTGAGTGAACTCGCGCAGTGCTAGCTCATCGCCGGGGTTATCCCTGACTGTCATGTACTCAGCGCTAGCCTCGTTCTGCTCCATGTAGGGTGCAGACGGAAACGAGACAGGCCCGTCGTCCAACATACCATCCAGCTCCCACATACCTTTGTGGTAGAACTCGTGCTTCATGGACGACTCTTCGTTCTGCTTACGCGTACCAGTACCATACTGCTTAGCAGCAGGGTTGATGTCTATCATGTGGGTTGAGGGCCAGTACGATCCCCGGTGACCGGGGCTCATAGTCTTGTTGTACTGCACAGCAGCAGGCTCAAACGCATACTTGAGGACGGGATCATCCATCCAGTCGTTAAAGCTATCCCTGTAGCCGTCAGGCGAGAAGCTCTGTTGCAATAGTTTTCTAGTCTTCTCGTCCATCAGAACTTCCTCTTAGGTCCGCCACGTACATCCTTGAGTCCGGGCTTACGTTGTCCCTTGATTGGGAAACCTGCACCAGACCATGCACCCTCGCCAGCTCCACGCTCGATACCTTGCTGCAACCAGATAGGTGTGAACTTCTTACCCAAGTGGCCCATGTAGGAATCAATCGGAGGTGAACCAGCCTTCGGCCCTGCCATCCATTCACGCCCTGTCATTAGCTCTCCACCAGTACGTATCATCGAACTCATCTTGTTCAACGCACTCTTCTGCGGATCGGTTACCCAGTGAGCAGGTTCCATGAGCTGCTTGGAGATAGTCATACGTCTACCATCGCCTAGCTCGACTGTGGTGGGATCTTCGTTCTCCCAGATGTGGTGACCCGTGATGGTGTAGTTCAGCGCGTCAGCGCCAATCACGAACATGATCATACCCCGTGTGAGGTAGCCTTGGTAGAGGCTGCGTTGGATAGGGTTCTTGTTAGCGAATGCCTTGCCCGCTACGCGGACGTTAGCTACAGTCCAGTCAGGTGCAAACATTGCAATCTGCATATTCTGTCTGCCCTTCTTGCCAGCCATAGCCATAGCCATCTGGCTAGCGTACCTGCCAGTGACGTTGTTAGCTAGCTGTGCCCAGTTCAGTCCGCCAAAGGCGTCGTTAGTGAACTCAGCAGCGTACCTAGCAGCCTCTCGTTCTGAGATATTGTGCTTAGCAGCTAGCGATGTGGCCTTATCCATAGCTGTCTGGATCTTCATACCTGTGTAGATACGATCCCACATCATGCCATCAGTCAGACGGTTAAGCCTCTCAACTCCCTTCACAACTCCCTTGACAGCTAGCAGGGGGCTCCCAACTACGTTACCTACCTTCTCGATCCCATTGTCCAGCGCATTAGTGATTGTGGTTAGGGATGAGTAGAAGGTATCGGAACCGACATCGTCCACAGAGTTAATAATCAAACCTTCGCGTAGGAGAAGATCTAACTGACGACTCGCGCCCGTGTCGGCCTTACTATATAACAGATTCAATGCTGGGCTCTTACCCTGCAGCATGTTGTAGAAGTCCTTGGTGGACTTGATAGGATGCTTGAGGCCTTTCTCGAGGCCACCAGCCATTGCGTTACTCATGATGAGCGCCTTAGCGTGGAATCCACTAAGTGATACAGCCATCCTCTTCATCAAGAAGTTCAGTCCCATTACCCCATTGAATATGGGCCCTGTGGATTTCGATCCAAACATCATCTTAATGAAGGGTGCTGCTTCTGGATGGGCCAACATCCCGTTAAACCTAGGATGGTTAATCGGAACATAGCTAGCTGGCGCCTTCCTACTACCCATTATAACTGGGAAGCCTGTGCCGGGCATGATCTCACGCTTCATGGCGTGGAACACGACGTTGTTGCGCTTGGCGTTATCAATCGCCTTCAAGTACATCGGCAGAATCTCACCAATGTCCATTGTCTTAGGAGTCAACCCCTTGTCGATACCGGCTTGGTACGTGGGGATAAACCTCTTCCTTTCATGGATGGAGTGGAACGCAGCCCTAGCTGACTTATCTCCGAAGAAATCGTCAAGCAGTTCAGACTCCGAACGGAAGCCCTTCTCCCAGAAGTGGGGGACGTAGTGTTCTACGAACCGACTCACTAGCTGTTGATCGTGGAGTTCCTTCCAGCCCTTAGCCAAGTGGTCTTGAATCTCAGCTACCAGTGGTTGTACTTCCTTCGGCAAGCCCTTAGCTTTGCCGGACTCAATAGCCTTCGTGATCTCTTCACGCAGCTTCTTACCCTTATACTTACCACCAGTTACCTTCCAGATACTACGCTGGAGTTGTAAGAGGCGTCTCTCATATACAGCCGCATCCCCTTGGTGGAGGGTTAACAGTCTGTCGAAGTCAAACTTCTTCTTCTGTGCGATCTTGGACAGGAATGATCCGCCCTTCATAGCGCGTGCCAGTACCATAGAACCGGCCAACACGCCGCCACTGGCCATGATAGCCCATGTGACTGCACTCTCTGGATCGTCAGTGTTAGCGTAAGCAGCCAGACCAGCTATAGTCGCAGCGGATAATGCAGTCAGGCTCTTAGGATCACTGAACCCGCGCTGCTTGTTACCAAGCTTCTTACTCTCAGCAACTTCCTTAACCAGCGGCTCACTAATAGATGAGGACGGCCCATCAGCTACAGGCTCGTCACCCTTAGCCTCAGCCTTCTTCTTAGCGTCAGCCTTAGCTTCCTTCTCGGCTGTAGCACGATTCCGTGCCTTCTTAGCCTTATACTTTTCTTTCGGAGTAGGGCCTTCAGCAGAACGTGGCTCGCCCTCGCGGACTTGCTTGACTACCTTGGTCTCCTTACCACCCTTCTTACGGCCAGCCTTCAGAAAGAAGGCGCGCAGTGCTGGGTCATTCTCCATCATGATGTCTTCCAGCTCACGCTGGGTGATCCGTATGTCGTCTAGCTCCTTACCTACCTTCTCTGCGTCGCCCATAGCGGCAACCTTAGAGTGGGTGATGAGATCCTTATGGAAGGCCTTGTAGCGTGCGTCTAGTGCAGCACCGCTAAGCTTCTTACCATTCTTACTCAGAGCAGCAGAGGTCTCTGCGAACTCCGCCTTGGTAACGATAGCCTTGACTTCACGACTAGGATTGTATGCAGCCGTCTCCCACAGAGCCTCACTAGGTCTCCGGTGCGGGGTAACAACTGGATGTGTGTATGAATCGGCACCAGCCTTAAAGGATTCCGTGGAGTCCCTTACGTTCTTAAGTGCGCTCTTCTCTAGCAAGCCGCCTTCGGCATATAGGAAGTTCAGTTCATTCTTTAGCAACTCGAGTTCCTTCTCGACAGTAGAGGAGTTAACCCCATACTTAGCGAGTACGCGCCGTGCTGCGTCCGGCAGCGAGATCTGACTCGTAGCGGCCATTGCATGGATCTCTGCTTGGATAGTGGGGGCTGCTACATTAGTCTGGTTAGCTGCGATCTGCGATGCGCGCTTGGTAGCCTTGAACGCGGACTGTGCCACACCCATAACACCACCAATCAAACCACCCATCCCTGCACCCATACCTACCTGACCCATATCAACTTGACCAGTCTGCTGCTTACTCATAGCTGCTTCACCAGCACCTATCGTAGCTGCACCCGCACCCATTTCAGCCGCAGTACCTGCAGCCATACCAGCTTGATGCTTGCCAGCGGAAGCTACTTGAGCTGTACCACGAGCATCCAGTGCCCCGGCCTTAGCTGCCTTAGCAACCTGCTTACCAGTCTGTGCTACCTTAGAGTTACCTTAGAGTATACGCCTGTGAATGCCTGTGGACCTAACAGCAACCAAGGATCGGCCAGAAGGCCGTACCCAAGTTCCTTAACAACCTCGCCTGGGTTCTCTATGATGTGCTTGGCCATGATCTTCAACATACCACCCTGCTGAGCGATCTGTTCGTCAATCTCTGCCATTCGCATCTCTTCACCAGACGTAACCGATTCCGGGATGTACCCATTGCGCAGGTAATCCTGCTCTGCACCCGGAGAGTATTCGTAGCCGTACTCGTCCTTCCACTTGGTATTCAACTCACCACGCCGCTTACGGCGCTGGACAGGACTGGCTAGCTTAGCTCCCGCTACAGCATAGGAACGCTCACCGAGTTTCTCAGTAAACGTCTTACCCTTCTCCTCAACCATCGCTAGTGCATCTGCCTGCGTAGCAGCCACTGCATTAGCAATAGTGGGATCTACTCCTTCTGCGATTTTATCTACCATTTTGGCTATTTTTCACCCTGATGACTTCTGCGATCTTCAATCGATCTGCCGGTGTAGCGGCCATGTAGGCTGCGCCCAGCTCTTGAATAGACATGTGGTACTCGTATCCTTCACCCGCCTTCTTCCACTTCTTGTAAGCTTCCTGCTGTTCCCTAGATCGTCCTGCTTGTGCGACCTCTCGGCCCTCACGCGCTTCTGCCATATCTGCATTCTCGTATGGCTTAGGGGCCTGCTGCTGTTGCGGAGGCTGTTCATAAGATTGTTCTGTGGTGGAGCGTTGGCTAGTGAGGTATCTCTCCCACATAGAGGCGATTGTCGCATCGTCGATGCCCTTGACAGTCCGCTTCATTTCCTTAGCGTAGGAGTTGGGTACTAGTACCTGCTCCTCAGCGTCGCTCTGCATGAAGGTGTAGGAGTTAGCGAACACTCTGTTAACATCCTGCAGGTTAGCTCCCCTCATATTCATTGCCTCGTTGTACTTACCCATGGCATACTCGTCAGAGAGCCTGTTGATAGGAACCGCCGGGACGGACTCACCATCTTCGTTGGCTTCAAACTGAGCACCTGTGATTCCAGTGATGGCCTGATCGTAATAGCCCTGATCTGTCTCATAATCTGCAGCGTTCTCACGCGCCGTAGGCGGTGGCTTGATCTTGGACAGTGCGTTAGTATTTGCCACAGTCTCACGAGAGGTGCGATCCAGCGCTCCCTCGGACTCGCGACTCATACGACCCTGCATTTCCTGTAAGCCCTTCCAGATCTGCTGTGCTTTAGCAGGATCACGCTTAGACCAATACTGCAACTGCTCGCGGAATGTGTTGATAACATCCTGCTGCGTAGCATTCGGTCCTAGCTCAACTGGGGGAGAGTTCTCTGCGTACTTAGCCTGTGTAGCCTCATTGGCCCTAGTGGCCTGTCCAGCCCTAGCATACTCCTGTGCTTTGATAGTATCGGAGTCAGCCATCTGCTGAGCAGTGGCCTGCTTCTCACGTTCGACCCGACGCTCGTTGAGCGTATCAAGCGCCGACTTGGGCTCGATATCAAATATTTGTGGTGCTGCTAATCTGTTTATTGCCATGTGAGTCTCCTAAGACCAGTAATTGCTTCCATCGTCTTCCCATTTATCTTCGTCATCGTCCTGTTTTAGCGAATCTTTGTATGTCTTCTGCCAACCCTTATTCTCAGCGTATCCCTCAAACATAGGTGTCCAGACATCCTCAGTGATTGGCATATCTATAGAAGCACGTATCTTCTCAAGCTGCTGTGTGAAGAAGTCCTCTGAAGAGATTCCCTTCAACTGATGCTCTCCGCCTAAGTAGTATGCTGTTACATATGCTAGGGTAGGGTCGCCAGTCAGAGCCTCTAGTGCGTTCTCAATGTCGTGTCGATCATTAAAGCCCGGAGGGTAAGATGTCGAGGAGAATGTGAAGTTACCCCAAGTATGCTCTGTCTCTACACCATTAGCGAGTTGCTGGAATCCTGCTACCAGCCAACCTGCAGCTAGTTGGTACTGCGGATCATCTTTGCTAGTACCGGGAACGAAGTTGTTCATCATATCCATCATAGTCGCACTCGACGAACCAAACTTATCCAGTCCTGCGGACTTCTCTTTGTCCGTTGCATCTGGGTTGAGGAAGGCTAAGCCACCCTGTACCAGAGGAGCCAGTGCTCCCAACAGAGGAGTGTCTGATCTCATCAGTGCATCTTCTCGATCATCAGCGTAGCTGCGGCCCTTGTGGCCCTGTGAGGCTATAATATCACCCAAGATCTTTGTACCTACGAAGGTGAACATACCACCCACTAGACTACTGAGTATGGATGCCGAGCCCTGAGCTAAGCTGCCAACACCATCAGCAGCAGACCAGCCCTGTGCTGCGCCCTTACCTGCCCAAGTTCCGGGTGTGCCCCACAACCCTAGACCTGCATCAGCAAGGTACGCTGCTGCCTGATCCGGCAAGTACAGCCCAAACTGTGCGGCTGCGTTCAATCCCTTCTCTATTGTTTCATATCCCTTAATGAAGTCCTTTATCGGGCTGTCATTAGGCAGTAAATTATTCAGTGCCCCCATTGCGGAGGTCGGGTCTTGCAGTTGGTCTATGACCCCCCCGACAGACAAGTCTGTCCCATCAGGGGTTATCCGAAAAAATCAGTAGCCCAGTCTATAACTGCTCCACCAGTGGAGTCCCAAACATCACTACCAAAGTCCATGATGCCGTCAGTGAAACTGTCCCACCAACCATCATTGTTCAATACTGCGCTGTCGAACCCTTCGTCGAATATGTCGTACGTCTCTAGGACGGAGGGGTTGAAGATATCTCCGGGACCAAACAGACTATCCAATCCATTATTGGCGAAGTTAGGATCTACATCAAAGCCGTAGCCCTCACCGCCAGAAGAGAATGCATCTCTCAAGAAGTCTGCGCCGTTACTGCCGATACCAGAATCCTGCCACACCTTCAGCATGTCACTTCCGATACCACCATCAGCAGCCCACTGCTTGTAGTTATCATAATTCAGTTCTGGCAGAAGTTGTCCCAGCTCATCATTACTGAGTCCTGCTTCTGTAGCACGCTCCATAATATCCCGCATACCACTTCCGAGCTGCCCACCGGGCTGTCCGCCGGGTTGCGGCTGTCCTTGTGATCTTAGATTAGCTAAGGCACGACTATTGACATCCATCTGGTATCCCTGCAAGTTGGCGTTGTCCTGACCTCTGCCGAGGGCTAGACTAGCGAGGTTATCACCAATGTTCTGCCCGGCCTGTCGGCCAGTCTCAATCGGGAACTCATGGTATGCACGGTTAGTGTCGTAGGTGTCCTTAGCGCGAGTGAAGCCTGCCTGATACTCCTGCGCGGCCATGTCCTGTCCGCGTTCCTGCAGTGCCATTAAGGTGTTACCCGAGCCCAGCATCTTGCGACCAGCCATACTTCTCTCAGTCATACGCTGACCTTCATCCTGTCTCCACTGATAGGAGGGATCTAGGTCGAACTCCTCTTTGCCGTACTTGAACTCGCCCATATCGTCATACTGAGGTATGTGGCGCTGTCCGAAGTCATTGTAAGGCCCCTCTTCGCGAAGCACATCGCCCCTAGCAGTTTGATAGCCTACGTTAATGTCTGAGCGCGCATCACTGAGGTTCTTACGCTGTTGTGCGTAATCAATACCACCAGTTGCCAGATTAGCCAAGTTGAAAGGTAATTCACGCCTGCCTTAGCTATCCCACCTGCAAAATTCTTTAAATCAAATGCCATCGTTATATCCTCTTAGAAATGTGTGCCGACTGTGTCGGGTTGGGGGGTTGTGTGCTCTACTACAAGTTTAGGGTCTTCAGTGTCGCCGCCATCTGAGGCGCGCCATGTTATATATTCAAGTGAGAGACTTGGTGCCGAACTGTCTGTCATCTCTTTACTACACCAAACTATATATGTGAGTCCGTCTTTAACTAAGCTATCTTTAAATACTGTCTCGGAAGTAAACTCGTTGTACGCCTCGTCTGTGTAGTCGGCGGAGTCAAACGTAGCCAGTAGAGTTTTACCAGCAAGGTCGTCGCCCGGAATCCAATCCGCCACCACTAACGAACTTTCGGTGATCCATGCTGGAGCTAGTCTAGCCTCAGTAATGAAGTCAACAGAACTGTGGTTGGCGTCACCGTGTAGGTGTGCTACAACTGTCCATACATGCTCTCCGTCTAGTGCTGAGGTATCAAACTCATCGTGTCCTTCCCAACAATAGTACCAACCATTAGAATATGCTGCCTGTCCCACAGTCATCTGATCTGTACCTAAATTCTTTGCGTAGCCACCGGCTCTGGCGAGGGCGTAGTTAACGTATGCCCAAGAGGCAATACGCCCACTCGGGTTATCCTCGGAATATATAGTAGTGGTGGTGATACTCATAACTTGTGCCTTATCTGGCCCAGTACAGCATCGTTCACGATAGCCTCGAGAGCCTTACGTGCATCCACCACACCCTTTACCCTAGTAGGAGGATTGACGAACGCAAAGTGATCGTAGTGGATAAGTTCTTTGCCCTTCTTCTTCGCGGATAACCATACGTGGAGATCGTCCCCTACCATCTTTGATTCCTTAATCTTAACCACCAGTCCGGGATAGCCGGGTACAGGCCAGTTCTTTCGGCCTCGTCCTGCCTCGAACAGCAAGGCTTCGCTCTTGACTTTGTGGTGGGGCTTACTCATTAACTATAGTCCTGTAAGTATGCGCCGAAGTAATTGGCACCATCCCAGTAGAAGGTGAATAGCTCGTTCTGTCCACCTACGCCAGCACCAAGCACGGGGGCTATGCCGCCCGGCCATAAGACTGTAGCAGGCCATGCTGCCGCGTCAATAGTGTACGTACCAGTGTTAGATACGTTCAGTGTCAGGTTGGCTGAGCCAGAGGGGGCTGTAAACAACACATCCAAGGCATCGTCCAAGCTCTCAGTGAGACTCAGGAAGGCCTTGTTGCCAGCAGTCCAGTCAACTGTTGCTACGCCAGTGGTGATAGCTACTGTCGTCTTTGTCCCGAAGTGGGCGTGACCTACAACACTCAGATCTCCGCCTATCTCAGCGTTGCCAGAGGTGTCGCCTACCAGAGCCGTACCATCGGCACGTACATAGCTAGTACAGCGCCACACACCAACTGCGTCATTGACAAAGGTAGCCACATCGTTCAATACTGTAGTGATGTTGTTGCCCGCATTAGGAAGAAAGAACCCTGCGGAGTGTGTGAGTTGGAGAGCATCATCAAATACCAACCGACATATACGTCCGTAGTTACCATCATCGTCTGCGAAGGCAGTCATACCTGTGATCGTGGTAGTACCTGTTATATGGTAGAGGTTAGCTGCGGCAGTATTTGCTAGTGTACCAGCAGAGGCAAGGTCGCCGCCGTCGATCCAGTTTACTGCACGTAAGTTAGCATCGATCTCATCATCCGTAAGTCCGCTGCCTTTAACATCAAAATATGTTACACTTGCCATCTCTAGTTTCCTCCATGGGTGCAGGTAGTATCCAGCGCCTCAAGTCTTAGTTGTTCGCTTCCAGCGTACGTCACACGAAAGCGTCTGCGGACGAACTGCCCGAGTCTATTTATCTGCCCATGGTACGAAGTGTCCAAGGTGCCTGAATACCACGTCGTTCCTTCATCATCACTCCACTCTATTGTGAGTGTCTGTGAAGAGGATGTCATATTACATACTGCCTGTAGTTTGTGCATAAACTTCCTGTCGGACGAATTGAACTCAATGTTGTCTAGTAGGATCTGCATAACCACACTAGATGTCTCTGCTGCCGCGTCGCCCGTCAGGGAGTAGCTACCGGCTGAGTATTGACCTGCGAAGTATGCAGTCGTGTTGGTCGTATCCTGTGGATCGAAGTCATCTGCAATAAAGAATAAGTCTCCGTTGGAGAGTATACCCTCTGTCGTAACAGGAGTCTCTGGAGTACGAGTTGACCAGCCAACTAGGGCGAAGTCTTCTAGTCCTACTAGTGTGGTTTCCCACTCTCCCCACATCCCACTGAACCCATCATACACCAGACTCACGATTGGATTGTTGGAGGCGTTGAATACAGTCAACACTACATAAGTGTGGGCACCTGAGCTAAAGCCTGACAGCTTGGTACTCAGTGTTGCCTCGGTACGCCCGTGGCGTAGATAGCTGTTAATCGTGGAGGAAGAGATCTCATCCAGCTTATAGTCCTTCAACACATTCAATGCGAAGTCGCCTGTCGGCTTGATGGCCAAGAAGTATACGTCATTCCCATCCACCCACACACTGTCTCCATTAGCGATACCCTTCTGGTAGAAGAGATCCTTACGAGGAGCGAAGGGCGAACCTGATGGATTCTCCGCATCATAGAACAGTTCTGTCGTCCGTTCACCCATGGCGAGTATGTGGTCACCAGTCTTGGCGATAGCCAGTAGCTGATCGTTCTCACGCTCGGCAGTAGTGAAGTCCAGCGCACTCCATGAGAGGAAGTTGTCCACGTTGGAGGTGTAGATCCTTCCGTTCTTAGCACCCAATACCATATACTTGTCGAGGATCTCCGCGCCGTGCGCGAAGCCTAAGTCAATAATATCCTCAAGTCCTGTGAAGTCCCAATCTTCTGATGCGTGGAAGGGGGCACCTGTACCCGTCAATCCTACATTGTCAATAAGGTCTTGCACGTTGATGGGGTCGTTGTCCCCGATATCAACCTGCTGAGTCTTCTGGATAATGAACACATCGCTAGCCTGCGGGTCAATAATAAACAGATAGTCGTTCAGATCACTCGACCATTCAAGGAAGTAGACCTTCTCCGTACCAGCACTCATAGCGGTGCCGACTAGGGCTCCCTCTGCAGTGACGGTCATTGGGGCAGAGTAGCTGTCCCTGTACATTATATTGTTGTTGACGAAGTAGCGTACATCGTTAGCTGCCCAATGGTAGATACCTCTGCCATCTGTATTGACGGTGTCATCTGATGCGTCATCGAACAGAGATACTGATGGGCGCTGAGTTATATAGAGGCGATCCTTCTCTCCCGCATAGGAGTCAACAATCACATTCTTCAGTAGCCCGGCCGTATTGGAGATGTTACCGCCCGTGAATGAGATGATGTGCTCACTCGTGATGCATGGGACACGATACGTAGTCCTGCTACGATTCGGCGCGCCACCCCCTTTAGTATAATTAGGCATCGTTGCCCATCCCCGGAACGATATAGATAGAGGTCTTCTCCATGTCCCAATCAAGGACATCGTCCTTAGCCTTAGCGGCTAGTGCCTCAATGCGCTTCTGGTCAGTGGTAGGTAGGCCGTATTCAGGGCCCAGCAACACACACAGTCCCAACACTACAGACAGTTCCCATTCCGCCGGGAAGGCGAGGTTACTGTTCGAAGCGATCATATCGTCGAATGGCTTCTGGTAGAGGATTTCGATTGTATTGTTAGCTGCGAACGTAGCATCAGCCGTCGGCCATATGTAAAGGTTATGCTGCTTGCCCTGCTGGATCTCGAAGTAATAGTTGACAGGAGTTCCTTGTGAGTCCTTATCTGAGAGACTCCAGAAGTCCTTGCGGCCCAGTCTATTGATAGGCACGTCTACCTTGGTGTCCGTCGTGCGTCTATACGCCTCGAATATTTCGACAGGCTTGGCACCAGTAGTAATGTTACCACTCGGGCCCATTGTATATACCTCACGTCCCGCTACAGGCGTGACGGTCTCCTGCGTGACTGTCCAGAGCTGCATCCCGTCTGTCTGCCATGATTTCAGCATCAGGTTCATATCCTCAGCCGCATCACTCAGCTCATTAGCTGTAGGGACTTGGCTAGCCGATAGGGCACCAATCTTCTTCAGGGCACGGGTAATCAGTGCATCCCGGTTAAGCTTAAAGTCAAAACTGTTTGAAAGTCCCATGCTATAGTCCTAAAGTTGTGTAGCTCTCTTCTTGCCAGTTTGCGCCGTCAAACGTCACAACAACAAGAGCTTCTACTGAGGCTGGGATAACGCGGATCGTAGTACCATCAGTGATGGTTAACGAGTAGGCTCCGCCGCCAGTCCTATATATAGTAAAGGTATCGTACACTATAGCCGTGCCAGTGGCGATAGTACATGTTCTGTTAGCTGTGAGATCTGTATCCCACACTTGAATCTCGTGGTCTGTACCAAAGGTAATGGTTGCATCTGCATCACCAACAGTATCCGGCGTATCCTCATCTGCGTTAGAATCCTGACGCGTCCAAGGTACTGAGGGGTCGTCTGTGACTCCTCGTTGGAAGTCAGAGGGGTGGCGTGTTTCCCAATCCTCCGCACATACCATTATACCATCCCAACGTGGACGCAAGTCTCCGCTCTTGAACTTAAACCCACACACGTCGCAGATAGCATTCCACTGTCCGGGTATATGGGTGTTCTGATTAAATTTACGGGTAGTAGGCATCAGACGTTTATTTTGTAAGTAACAGTATTAGCTATAATATGGACTCGAATCCACATCATACAATGGTCAGTGAGTATGTATACTTTATTATCCAGAATATTTAGCCCGACGTCTGCTGTGACTCTCCAGTCATCTACTCCATTAACAGAGCGTTCAACTGACCCGACACACGTACTTCCGCCGATAAACTGCACCCCGACTGGGCCCGGTTTAGTTATTTTAATAGCAACCCCATCCTCAACTCCTAGAGTTTCAGTGTGTAGTTGGGTACCTGTATTGTCAATATGAATATCCATATTACCACGACATGTAGATTGTTGCTGCTCCACCGGCATCGGCAGTTTCGACAGCTCGCATGTATTTAAATGGTATATCAATCACATAAGCGGAGGTAACAGTCACTGCAGATAAATCTACAGGCGATACATAATCGGCAAAGTTAGAATTATCGTTAGATACTTGTATAGCCACGCTTGCACCTGCTGTAGTCTCGTCAATAAATAGACCAACAGTTGCCGATGGCACTAGTACGCCTGCTCCCGTACCGCCGCCAACTAGAGTAGCTAACGTGGTCTGCCTATTGGCATTAATCGTGTGCACGTTCATAATTTATCTCCTAGATAGAAGGGCCCCCTTGCGGGGGCACCGTCATTATTCCGCGTAAATCGGAATCTGGTAAATGGTACCTGCGATATCGATCCGGAGATAGCCATCCTCAGCCGTAGTTTCAGGGCTTACCGTCATAGTAGAACCGATAACTGCAGCAGTACCCGCTGCGTCAATGTCGAGGATAGTGCCGTCGGCGTTAGATGCGCTAACGTTAACGGGCCCCGAGAAATGTGTTTTAGCCATATTATATTCCTGCCTTGGTAGGCGTCAACTCCCGTTTTTCAGGGATCTATTTTAAAAGAAGGTGCCCCCCGGAGGGGGCACCAAGTTACTGCTTAGTCCTTCGAACCATACACGGCACGAGCCTGACCCCAACCGAAAGAATAACGGCCAGTACATTTGTACTTAGCGTTATCCGTATCGAAGTCACCATCGTTCGTGAACGAATCAGAGCGGCGGTTAAACATAATCATGCCGTCCTGCGCGTTAGTCCGGACCCACCAGTCATTAGCCGAGTTGGCAATGTAGTGGTTGACCTTCACTCCGTCTGGGAACTTACCCATGTTCTTCAGAGCGTTAAGATCGTTGTCAGCCGTACCCACCCGCAAAGGAGAGTTACCGCCTCAAAGACGTTATCTGGAGTGATAATCAGGCACTTCGGCATGAGGTTAATTTGATTACCCCGTGAGTCAGTAGCCTTCATGATCTGAATAGAAATATCTTCCAGAGCAGCCTCGGACAAGTCCGGAGTACCACTCAGAATATTACTATAAGAAGGCCCGTTTATATGGGGATGGGAAGCGTCAAGCAATTCGACACCATCACCACCCTTATAATCGGAGTTAGCAGAGCGCTCGTAAACAAGCGATGCAACCTTCTCACGAGTAAGATTCGCAGTCCGCGCCAAGTCTTTCGACATACGCTTACCGGCGATATCATACAAGTCATCCTCCACCAGTTCACGAGTGACAATAAAGCCCTTCGCATACGTGATGTGCTGGAATCTAGTGAGATATTCCTGAGACATAGTATCGTAATCGACACCCATGCCTTCTGGTTTAACAGTATGGAGACCAAAGGTATCACGACTCATCAACTCTTCGAAAGCTCGACTAGAGTTCTCGACGTTAAACAAATCAGTGTATTCCTTCTGATGGTCTTCCTGCTCTGCTGT